AAACCTTTATACGACAGGTCATTATAGAAAGGGGAGATTTATGTTCAGGGAGAATAAGCCAGTCTGAACAAGGAGAGCTAGAATGCTCCGTGTGTCCTTAATAAGTATTGTAGTGGGCTTTTTGTTGTGGCCCGTGGTTGCGGAAGGAGGGTCCTCGCTTCCAAACAGCCATGTGGAAATCCAGAAGAGTCACCCCTGTGGTTTTCCGGGACGTGCGTTAGACCACATTTCCGGTTTCTTCAAGTATAAGTGGGATGCACGACACAGGGATCTTACAGACGAGGCAGTCCGGGCTTGGGTAGAGTACCATGGTCTGGAAGAAGAAAACGTAACACTTGTGCGGGTATTTGCGTCCCGTATGCAGAAAAAACTGGCGGTAGTGTCTGCTACGGAAGCCCCTCTTTTTAACGGGCAGAAATTCCCCACCATGTATTGTATAGTATCCATAAAGAGCCAGCTTGTTAAAACCTATACGGAGGAAGAACTTACCGATATACTGGGACAAGGAGAGAAGGACATCTAATATGGGTATTTCGGAGACGGACGTTTGTCCAAGGTGCGGGTGCCGTGAGCCAAAAACAATGGTGCATGGGCACTACCAATGTGCTAACTGTAAATGTGTAGCGGATGGTGACTGCTGTCAGGGAGAGGTGGCTACCGAACCACGGCCCACGGACCTATAGGAGAAAGAAATGCCTAAAGTTAGAGGAAAAAAGTATCCTTACACACCTAAAGGTATTGCCGCTGCTAAAGTGGCACGAAAGAAGTTAAAAAAGGGAGGTCTTGTTAACAAAAAGAAGAAATGATTAAGCGCGTTCACCGGCCCACGGTACAAGAGGGATTGTAGTGGCGGATAAAACCAAAAATACGTTAGCGGATCGTACCTTTACGGTTAGCGACCAGTTGAAGTTTCTTGGTTCTACGTTTTACGGGGGAGCGAGAAGTGACTATGGTCAGACGAGAGCATGGTTGGGAGTAGATCCCGATCTGGGAGTATTGCCGGATGTGCAGGCACAGGCTTACTTAGATCCGGTAGGAGGTCAACAGCGGGATGTTTCGATAGGGTATGGGGATCTTGGAAGGTTTACAACGGGTGAGAGAAAAGAGTTTGAAGGACGAACCGCATTTGACCGGTTGAGCGGACGGGTTGGTCCTATTGAAGGATATTACGAGAGGTCAGAGGGACAACAACCCTTTGACACACAGACAGACCTGTATGGAGGTACTCTTAATCTTGGTCCGTTTCGTTTGTCGGGAGAGAAGTCAAAAAGAACAACGGATTCTATTTCACCTGAAAGGCGAGAATTTTACACAACTCCGGAATCAGAAGAAATACGGAAAAGAGTAGATCTGGAAGGTTCGTATCCGGTTGGAACAGGAATTTTGAGAGGAAGGGTGGGACGAGAGTGGAGCAAGCTAAAATTTCCCCAGTCCATATGGGAGGGGGGAAGAGGTACGTATTCTCCTCCGCATAAAACGGGCGCAAATATTGAGTGGGGCGGTAGGCTGAATTTGCCTTTTAAAATTCCGGCTGAAGTTTTGCTACAGGCGCAGTATAACAGACGGAGAGGCCGGAAACCGGAGTATAGAGTTGAAGGTGGCGTAAGGGTTCCTTTTTAGCTATGATTAAAAGAGTTCAGGTAGACGGAAAAACACAGTTTAGTCTGCGTAGTCGGGCAAACAAGAATCTGGGAACCTATCCCACCCGCAAGGGTGCGGAAAATCGGGAGAAGCAGGTAATGTACTTCAAGAATAAAAAGAACAGGAGAACATAATATGCAACCTTCAGGAGGCGGTGGAGGCGGTGGAGGCGGAGGTAGTGCTGCTTTTTTTGACGTGCCAACCCATCCCGGTATTGTAGTACCGACGAAGAAAAAGGTTGAGGAGAAGGGTCCGGGTACCGTTTTTGAGTTTGTGCAGGGCTTTACACCAATACCTAATCCGGTGGCCCGCACTATTTTGTCGGACACCTCACTTTCACCAGAACAGCAGCAGATCCATGCGAACCTGATGGGTTTGCGTAACGGTGGCAGCGTGGGTTTCCGTCCTCTTGGCTACGCTTCTGGTGGTCTGGGTGATCTGGGTGCGATTTCCACTGCCGATACTCCTCGTAGAGCTACTGCGGAAGAAATGAAACAAGCGCAACATACAGAAGCACTTAGGATGCTTGAATATTTCCTTGGAGAAGGAAGGAATGAAATTCCCTCTAAATATTGGGTAACCAGTGAAAATAGTCTGAACAAGTATTTTCAAATATGGAGAAACAACCCAGATGCCGCCATTGCTGATTGGAATGAGATTAATGCTGGTATGAAGGCAATGAAGGAGGAAGCAAGGGGCGCAGGACCCATGGCTCCTACGGCTCCTACGGACGAGGACATGAGTATTCTTGATAGAATCTTTGGCGAGAGCAGAAATCCTATGCTGATGCGAGAAGAGATCCCCCCTCCCCGTAGTTTTACTGCTTTAGGAAGGGGGCTATGGAATATAACTGGCCGCAATAAAGGTGATCCAAGTGGATTCATGGTCGGAGAGACAGCGGATATGCGTGAATCTCAGAGGGACATAAGAGATTTAGAGGAAGAGAAGAAACGGAAATATCTTGAAGAGGAACATTGGAGCGGCTTTCCACGCAGGTTGTTGAGGAATATGACTTCCCCACCTGTCGAGCAAGAGTATGCACATGGTGGTTATGCCTCTCGTGGCACGGTGGCCGGTGAGCTTGGACGCCGTGGAGACATGAGTGTCCGGGAAGAAGGCGAAAGTATGCAGGAACTGGCAAAAAGGCACAAGGAACAGGACTGGTATAACCGCATGAGGCAATCACCCACTCTTGGTAAAGTAAGGATAGCATAACCATGGCACCTCCCAGCTTACCACGCAGCAATTTCGGCACGGCTTCTCTTGTAGAACGAAAGGATGCCATTCCTCTTGTTGAACTGGATGAGGATCAAGGGGCCGAGGTTGCCGTAGAAGACACCTCTGTTATTAAGACGCCGGATTTGAGCATTGAACTGGAGGAAGATGGTGGCGTAGTAGTGGACTTTGATCCACAGGCAATGCGCTCCGGTGGGGAAGATTTTTCTGCCAACCTTGCAGAGGAAGTAGAAGACAGGGAACTAGCAAGAATCTCTTCTGATTTGCTGGAGGAATACGAGACAAACAAGAATGGGCGCAAGGACTGGGAAGAAGCCTACAGTACGGGACTTGAATTACTGGGCTTCAAGTATGAAGAGAGAGCGGAACCCTTTCGCGGAGCAACCGGTGTAACGCACCCGTTGCTGGCAGAGGCAGTGACCCAGTTTCAGGCACAGGCATTCAATGAACTTCTTCCAGCGGGAGGACCGGTTCGCACAGAAGTTATAGGGAAGGTTACTCCGGAAGTTGAGGATCAGGCAGAGCGTGTTCGCCACTTTATGAATTATCAAATCAGTTGCGTAATGAAAGAGTACACGCCTGAATTTGACCAGATGTTGTTTTATTTACCACTGGCTGGCTCAACCTTTAAAAAAATATATTACGACGATTTTCTGTGCCGTGCGGTAAGTAAGTTTGTCCCCGCAGAACAGCTAGTCGTTCCGTACACGGCAACGGATCTGGAAACAGCAGAGAACGTAACGCATGTAATTCAGATTACGAAAAATGATATTCGTAAAAAGCAGGTTGCCGGTTTTTATCGGGACATTGAAATAGCGGAAACACAGGTAGATCCATCCGATGTAAAAGAAGAGATGGATAAAATCAGTGGTGTTTCCGCCACATATCTGGATACCGACATCACACTTCTGGAGTGCCATGTTAATCTGGACATAGAGGGGTTTGAGGATTCGGGAACCGATGGAGAAAGCACCGGCATCAAATTACCTTATGTAGTTACCCTTTCCGAGGTCAATGGAAAAATTCTGAGTATTCGGCGCAACTGGTTAGAGGACGATCCAGACAGAAGAAAGCGCCAGTACTTCGTTCACTTTAAGTTTTTACCCGGTTTTGGTTTTTACGGTCTTGGTCTCATCCACATGATTGGAGGACTGAGTCGAACGGCGACGGCGGCTCTGCGTCAGCTCATAGACGCCGGAACCCTGTCTAACCTCCCTGCGGGGTTCAAGGCGCGGGGCCTCCGTATACGGAACGACGATGAGCCGCTGTCGCCGGGAGAATTTAGAGACGTAGATGCACCTGGGGGCGCTATCCGTGATGCGTTGATGCTGCTTCCATATAAGGGAGCGGACCAGACACTTTACCAGTTGATGGGATTTTGTGTGGATGCGGGACAAAGGTTTGCGGCGGTTTCAAACCTACAGGTAGGCGATGCAAATCAGCAAGCCGCCGTGGGGACTACTATTGCGCTCTTAGAGCAAGGCGCAAAAGTTATGTCGGCTATCCACAAGAGAATGCACTACGCGCAGAAAGAAGAGTTCTACCTACTATCCTATGTTTTTGCAGACTACCTTCCACCAGAATACCCATACAATGTGGTCGGTGGTGAGCGTACTATAAAAGCGGAGGATTTCGATGAGCGCGTCGATGTTATACCTGTATCTGATCCAAACATTGCATCCATGGCACAACGAATCGCCATGGCACAAACGGAACTCCAACTTGCCCAGTCGGCCCCCGATCTTCATAATCTCTATGAAGCGTACCGTCGCATGTATAAGGCAATTGGTGTCAAGGATGTGGACGCGGTTCTGAAACCTAGTGAGGAAGGCGAACCCGTTGCAAAGGATCCGGCAATCGAAAACTCAGATGCCTTGGAAAACGTCCCTATAGTTGTTTTTGAAGGGCAAAACCATGATGCACATATAATGGCGCATTTGGTTTTTGGATCTACTACTATGGTGGGAGCCATGCCTCAAACGGGAATGGCTCTTCAGAAGCATGTAATGGAGCACATTTCTGTCAAAGCCAAAGAACAGGTCGCGGCTCAGATGCAGCAACAGCTTCAGGGTCAGCAACCCACAGAAGAACAGGTTCTTCAGATTGAGGGAATGGTGGCAGAATTAATCTCTCAGGGAATGCAGGAAGTAAAAGCACTGAGTGCTCAGATCAGCGGTAGAAGTGAACAAGATCCATTAATCGCTCTCAAGGAACAGGATCTTCAGATTCGGGCACAGCGCGATGCGAACGAATTGGCTGTCGATCAGGCTCGTCTGGAACTGGATGGACAGAAGGCTACTAATACCATGTCGCTTGGCAAGCAACGTATTGCTTCTGCTGAAGAAATTGCTGCTGCCCGCATGAGAGCTGCAAAAGAGCGCGAAATTATGAAACAAAATTCTAGATAAACTATTGTCGTGGACCGGTAAAATAGGAGATAATCATGGCCGCTACGAAAAGAAACCAACCTTCTGTTGGCAAAATTGCCAAAGGAGAGGTCATTAGTGACCAAGGAACAGTTCCCTACAATGGGCCTAAAACTGTAGCTACACCAAATACTATAAACGGTAAAACAGTAAAAGGTACCAAGAAGGGTTTGGGCGCTGCGATTCGTGGCACTTCCTATATATCTGATTGAGGAGAAATTTAATGCATGATGTAGTACATTGGATAAAAGGACGGTTAACAGAACCGTCTACTTATGCTGCCGCAAGTGTGGCAGCTATGGGTGGCTGGGTTTGGACTCAGCAAATGTCTTGGGTTTGGGTCTCTCTTGTTCTAGCGGCGGTAGCCGTGATAACGCACGAAAAGTCATAAGTGATGGTTTTTTATGGAAGCAGAAGTTTGGTTGATAAAGGACTACTGGCAGCAGGTCATGGGTCTTTTGGCTTTGGTGGTAGTTGCAGTAAAACTTTCTTCCAGCGTTAAGGAACTTCGTAAGGATGTCGATGACATTATTTCACGTAATACTTTTGTGGAAACAACTAAACTTAGGGCACAAACGGACATGCAAGAGAAGCAGATCAGTGCGTTGTGGGCCTATACCAATAAGTTACGTGACATGATTAACGGGAGATCCAAGTAATGGCTATAGCCGCTCTTTTGCCGAGTCTACTTCCTGTAGTAGGGGATGTTTTAGATAGATTCTTTCCTAACAAGGAGGAAAGAGCCAAGGCCGAAAGAGAGATAGAGGCAAAGCTTACAGCACATCTAGCTAGTATAGATCTAGCCCAGCTAGAAGTTAACAAACAGGAAGCAAGCCACAGGTCCCTTCTGGTTGCCGGATGGCGACCCTTTATAGGGTGGACCTGTGGCCTTGCTCTATTCTACACATATTTAGCACAGCCTATGGCTACGTTTGTTCTGGCTCAGACTGGTGAGCTTGTTCAGCTACCCCAGGTAGATTTAAGCATGATGATGCCGGTTCTTCTGGGTATGCTTGGTCTGGGAGGACTTAGGAGTTTTGAAAAATATAAGGGTGTAAGTAAATAAGGGAGGTCGCATGGACGGAATACTTCTTGCGGAGCATTTACTGAAAATAATTGAGGAGCGCGGGGATAGAGTTAAGGAAATGCTTGTTAGAGGCTCTATAAAAAACATGGAAGAATATAAACAAATGGTTGGCTCCTTGGAATCTTTGGATTATATAGGAGATGCAGTAAGGGAAATCCTAGAAAAGGCAGACTAATGACAGATACTAACGCTTCTGTAAAAGAAGCGCCAAAAGAGGAAAGCAGTGTCATTTCTTTTGATAAGGCTTACATCCATCCAGAAGAAAAAATCCTAGATCCCGATAAATTGGAAGATAGTGCGTTGGATAGACTCCCCAAACCTACGGGATGGCGTCTTCTGATTCTTCCCTACCGGGGAAAAGGAAAAACAGAGGGAGGTGTGTTTTTACCAGATCAGACTGTAGACCGAGAATCCGTAGCCACGGTCTGTGGATATGTTCTTGCTACAGGACCTCTGGCATACAAGGACACTGAGAAGTTTCCCAGTGGACCATGGTGCGCGGAGAAGGACTGGGTTATTTTCGGGAGATATGCGGGCGCTCGTTTCAAGATAGACGGCGGCGAGGTTCGCATCCTGAATGATGATGAGATAATAGCTGTTATCCAGGATCCTGAAGACATCCTGCATTTCTAACATGGAGATAAACCATGCCCGAACCAGAACCAAATACTGTGGACCTTCCCTCTGAAGGGCAAGCAGTGTCAGTTGAAATAGACAAGGAAGATGTGGGCCTAGTTGCGGAAGCATCGTCCAGCGATGAACATGAAGAGTACAGCTCTAAAGTTCAGAAGCGTATTGATAAGCTAACCCGAAAAGCACGAGAAGCCGAAAGACAGCAGCAAGCTGCCATTTCTTATGCAAAAAACGTGCATCAGGAAAACCAAGCCTTAAAAGGACGTGTACATAACTTGGATGTAGGTTATGTGTCCGAATATGGTGACCGGATTACTTCCCAAACAGAATCTCTTACCAAAGATCTGGAAACCGCTATCGCTACTAATGATACATCTCAGCAGGTCGAGCTAAATAAAAAGCTGGCTCAATTAGCAATTGAGGAGGAGCGTGTCCGGGCGGCTAAGGCAGAGCAACAACGTTCCCAGCAAGTCGCAGCAGCTCCGCAAGCTGCTCCGGCAACACAGCAACAGCAAGTTCCCGTTCGAGCGGATCCAAAGGCAGAAGAATGGGCCTCGAAGAATAAATGGTTTGGAGAGAATGATGCCATGACCTTTGCCGCTTTTGGCATTCATAAAACATTGGTGGAGGAAGAAGCCTTTGACACCAACTCTCCTGAATACTATGCTGAAATTGACAAAAGAGTTCGAGAAGCTTTTCCACACAAGTTTAATGAAGGAACTGTTGTGGAACAGACAGTCTCTGTATCAGAAGGTCGCCGTCCTCAACAGGCCGTGGCCTCTGCCGTTCGCTCCAGCAGTTCTGGACGTAAAACAGTAAAACTCTCCCCAAGTGAAGTTGCGATAGCGAATAAACTGGGAGTGCCACTTAACGAGTACGCGAAATACAAACGCTGATGGAGA